CTGTTTACTTGTACCATCCCACTTATTGACAACAACATCGAGAAGTTGGCCATAATGTTTGGAGTCTTTAAGACTATCCAAAGTATTATTGAGTTCCAATTCCGAGTCGCTAACAGAGTAAGTGTTAGGAGTATAGTCGTTACCTTCAGTTAAGTTTAGCGGATCAATCTCACTATCTGCAAGTAATTTGCCAATAGCTTTAGGATCTTTCTTATTAACATCAATTAAAAATGACAGTTTAGTCTCATCGAGCAGACCATTGTTCTCCAGCATCTTAATTAATTTAAGATGTGGTTTAAGAGTAGCCATTTTTTTATTAAAGCCTAATCCCATTTGCATTAAGCGACGAGCATCATCGATATTGTCGATTTTCATCTCTTTGCCATTAGCAGTAATGGGAGCAAACAATAATTCCAATTGTTTAGCTGCTTCAGGTATTTCTTCGGTTTCAGTAGCTTCAGTTTCCTCAGACTCTGCTTCTGAAGTGCCTTCTGCAATTTCTTCTTCAGCAGTAGCTTCAGTTTCCTGAGTATCTTCTGCAGATTCCTCAGTAGCTATATCAGTGTCTTCAGTAGTAGCGGTAGCAGATAAGTATTGACTTGGGTTAACTGCATTAAGAATATCTTCATCAGATGCATTCATGATATCCATAATTATTCATCCTCGCCTTGGGTTTGTAATTCAGCAATCATTTCCAGGCAATCATTAATAGTGTTTTTAGCAATATCAGCATTGCGACGAATACCTGAAAGATAATGACGGAATTTACCGATACTAACGATATCTTTATCGGTATCTATTTCCACTTGACCAATACATTGTTGAGAACCTTTGAAGGCTACCAACCGTACTGCAGTTTCAGTGAAATATCCTTGCTGTACAACTTTAATAAAATCAGGATTACGTTCCAAACGTTCCAATGCATCTGCTAGTTCAATAACACTTTTGTTAACTGTTATTGCTGCTTCTAATTCATTAATACTTTCGCCGTTCATCTTTACTTCCTTCGTGTGTCCCCCGGCATTACCCGTAGGATAGGTTAAAGGGGATTACTCCCCCGTTGGGTTTTCTTTAGGTGCACTAAAGACTTCATCTACTTGTTTTTCAAATAACTTGAGTTTCATATTTGCTTCGGCTTGAGCTGAAGATTTTTGCAACTCACGTTCTTGTTTCACACCTGACTCCTGTTCAATTAAGTCCAAGTTGGTCAAGTCAGTGGCGGATTGAATATTACCTTGCTTAACTCCTTCGGTACCGGCTTTAGCCATATTCAATTGAGCCTGTGCCATACGTTCTTGAGCAACAGCCTGACGTTCCATGATATCAGCACGCATTTTTTCAATTTCCAATTCCTTGAGCATCTGCTCAAATGGATCAGGCTGGGGCTTGTACGTCTCAATCTTTTTAGCCAGATCAGGCATCTTACGTAACCTGGCAATGTCAGCCAAAATGATTTGAGTCATTTCAGGGCCGGCAGTATTACCTACGGTTTGTAACATAAATGCCAGTTCTTGTGCTTTAGTAACGTCTTCTTCAGCAGTACTGATATTCAATTTAAGATCATACTTACCTACTAACTTATCCTTTTGGATCTCAACAAAATCTTCATTAGTGACACGGATAATTTCTTTTTCGCTAAGAAACTCCGTATTCATGGCAATAATCTTTTTACCTATTTCAATAATGCCTTTTGCCAGTCTACGTAGAATTGCTACTTCACGTTTACTTGCAGCATCCAATACCCCACGTACACCAGCAGCGGAAGTACGTCCTAATGCATCACCAGTTAAGCCCGCAGAAAAGGCTTTTACCCCGGTAAAACTTTCAGCTTCACTGTTTTGATGTTGTAACATCAACGGGGCTGATTGAGGAATCTCAGGATATTTATGCATGTAAAATGCTTGTTCAGGTCTGGTATTACCATTGAATTCATAATCCAAACCAGCATCAAAACGCCTACGGTTGACTACATCAAGGGCACCTTTCATGGTACCCATCTGACCGTTAGCACTACGCCCGATAATATCTACGATACCTCTGGTAACAGCACCAACAATCTTTTGATTATCTTCAATCAATGCACCATCTGGTTCACCGTAAGCAGATCTACGTACAGGCAAATACTTAACTTTTATGAATGGAAATTTTTTATCCGGGAATGGATTTGTTTCTAATCTAATTAGAACATCCTTTACCCAAGTAGCGACAAACGAATGCATAGTCCCATCTTGGTGAATATCGTGATAACCCCAATATTCATAGGCAACTAACTTACTTCTGTCTTTGTCTGCAAAATTAAATGCACTATCCCCATCTGCTGTAAAATCTGGATCAGTATTTCTATGGGTACCTGGAGCTATAATAATATTCTCCAGATTAAAATAATTACCTGATTTCTTTAAATCTGACAGCGATGTTTCAAACGCGTAAACCAAAAACTGAGCTTTATCGATATTACCATTGCAAGTAGGATCAATAGTCAAATTGGCTGTATTGATTACTTCAACACTTGGTTGATTAACAATCACTCTAGTTTTAGTTTCAAATATTGATCGTACATATCTCGGCATCAAAGGACGTTGCGCAAGTAATGAGTGCTGTAATGCCGATTCCCATTCAGGCTTATGGTGCATCATACCATCGCGCGCTAACTCTAAATTTTCGAGAGTTAACTGATGTTCTTCCTGGGACGTTGGATCAATGAATTCATACTGATCTACTTTCTCAGTAGTATTGGCTTCTTCATATTCCCAACCTGTTCTGACAATTACAGTACCTTCATCTACTGCAGTTCTGACGTACTCATCGATAAATTCAACACGGTCAATCACAGTAGAGAATTGATTATTCAAAATCAATTGGTGCTGCATAGCACCTTCTTTATCTTCCCAAGATACTGGAGATGCGATAAATAAATCGGGCGTACTTAGAAAAGGTTCAGACAGTGGAGCATAGCGCCATTCAGCCTGCTTACGAATAAGTTTAGGCTGAACGGAACTGAACCCTTTAGGGGTTTTAGGCTGAGCTGCACCACGTACATGATAATTATCAAGCCAATTATTTATCTTATTTACATGAAGATCTTTAAATGGCTTTGCATCGACGTAATCACGTTTCATGTTCATCAACGAAGGAAGGCTTTCCCATTTAGGAAGCCATTCCTTCTGAACATCTTTGTCATCATCGTCTTGGTCAATATCAAGTACGCTTTTATCGGACTGCATAAACATTTCCTAATCGTTAAACTACGTCTACTGTAACACTGGTACCGGAAACAAGAGTTACCCGGATCATAGTAATCTTCCCGAATTCTACAGTCTTTTGTACATTAACTGCAGTCAGTTCTGAATCACTTACCCACCTGGGAGAAGTGCTCTTATGGTGACTGCAGGAGTACTCTAAAGTATATGTAGCACTCGTTGGAGTGCATACAATAGAAGTAGTTTCGTCAAATTGGCTAATGCCTATTACCAAAGGTGTACTTGTACTGTTTAATGTAAATTCTTGCATGGCATTCCCCAATTATTTAATAGCATGAATTATAGAACGTTTAATTCCATTGTTACCACTACCTACAGAAGACCATGAGAATGTTTTACTACCTATTGTCACAGTAACAGTTGCACCGTTAGCTGCTGAAAGCTGGATAGTATCAGTGTTGACCACTGTACCTGCTGTAGAAGTAAACGCACCACTATTCTTACTGTACTGCCCACCAGTAATAGAAATGGGAACACTACCAGTAACACCTTCTATGGTTTCAATATTACTAAGAGCTGAGAGAGTTACAAACTTGATATTGTCTGGATCATTATCAACTTTAGTGGTTATTGAATAAGTAGTTGTGTAAGTACCAACTGTTACGTCTACATTCACAGCAGTTGAATAACTAGCACTAGAGGCACGTCTAAGTTTTAGTGTATCCCCATTAGCAATAACCCCAGCATCTGAGGTGAACGCACCATCGTTCTTACTGTAGAGTCCACCAACCACTGTCAAATCAGCGTTTACTCCACTACCAAGACCTGCAATGGTCACCTCATTTGATGTGTAGAAATTACTGATATTTGCATTAGTTACCGCTGTGAAGGTAAAAGAATTTGGAGTGTTGTCAATTACACCACCTTCGTCTAATGTGAACTCGTATATATATACAACACCAGTTAGTAATACTTGGTGAATTACAATCGTCACTGTGGGATCTTCTGCTGTCCAGAATCCACTTGGATCAACAGTAATGTCAGCAGAGTCGTGTATTAATAAATCCCCAGTTACTGGGGTGACAATCAAGTTAGCTGTAATATATTGAGGGTTATCTGTTACAGGAAAATTAAGTGGGACAATTGTGTACCCAGCAGGAGCACCAACAACAGAACCCTGAGTAGCTGTTACTACAGCTTGGGTCAAAGCATGAACATGGGATACACCCATAATTGGGTATACTTGGGTACTGACAGGGGGTGGGTATGTTCCAGTAAAGGCTAGTGGGTCTGTGCCTGATGCTATTGTCACAGAGGCACTTACAGTCCCACCACCAATCAATGGGGTAGTTAAAGTTGCAGCACCTGAAGTGTAGCCTGTAGCTGTCCCTGAAAAAGCACCATCAGCAGGGATTGGATTACTGATTGTATTAATTGTTGCTTCAGCTTTCCAAGGATTACCTGCGAAGTTAGTAAGAACCCCATTATTACCAGCAATTAAATCTGGAAATACTGTGCCACTAGTAACTCCATCCGCATTCCAGTTCATATTTACTGTGGATGAAATTACTTCTACTTGGTAAAGGTCAACCCTTGTCCTACTTGTAGATGAGCTTCCCAATCTAGTGAAGGGTGTGGCCATAGTTACAACGTATCCTAATGTTGTAACAGTTGTACCATTGAGTTTTATTAAAGTTTGGGATCCAACCCTTTGGTATTCAACAGTACAGATCGTCCCATTATTAATTGTAACAACATTAGAATTGTAAACAGTACCAGCACTGCGGAAGGCTATCCTACCAGTAGTTGGGTTTACAAAAAATCTGTTGTTTGTGTTAGACTCTTCCCCGAATAAATTAACATCTCCAGTGACACCTGCTGGTATTCTAAACTTTACCCGTACAACCCAATTGGCGGAGGGTAAAAGTACAGCGGGTACAGTGACCGTGTTTGTACTAGGTGAGGCCAAATGCTCTAAATAATTAGCCATCTATTAAACTCCTGCACTGTAAGTTGGTAGCAATCCGATATACTCGCTGTTTGTTTGGTATGGTCCTGCATTAATCCCACCAACACCCAATCCAATGGTTGGTGAGCCAGCTTTGAATCTATAGTCATCGCTCGCCATATTCTCAAGCATTGCTGCCGTGGTAGAGAGGACAGATAATGAATCGGGATTACTAAGGCCAAGGCTAGAAGGGTTACCTATTGTTGCTACTCTCCAACTTGCCCAGTTCATATTCACATCACCTACACCGAAGGAGTTCATACGTGCATTGGTGAATGTTGCATAGGCGTTATTATTACAAGCAGTGAGTAAAGTAGGTTGTCCTTGGTTCATCATTTGTATCTGAGTGGCAGAATCAATGATGATGTTGTTGCGCACATTTACACTAGCAAAACCAGATACAGTGACACCATTTGTACTTCCGGCAGAAGGTGCTCTGATAATAGAGTTTTCAATTGTCAGCAAAGATGACTGACCTAAAGCTCCTCCCATATCTACGTAAACTGAAGCAAATCCAGTCTCAACTCCTGTATGGTGTAGAATACTGTTTTGAACCAACGTTTCACCACAATGAGCAGTTCCACCACCTCTGATACTTAGGTAAAAAGGTATGCCACGAGTTTTGAATCTGCAATTTTTTATTGTTGCGCCTTTGTATGGAGTAACGAGATCGGGATATAAGAAGTGGTCTTTAGCAAAGAAACCATAATCGGCCTGATCACCTTGACAGTTTTCAACTAACAAATTAATTGCACCATAAGTTTGCATCAAGGCAACTCTGTTGGCACCAGCGCCCGCATTGCGGCGAATGTCAGTTATATAACAATTAGTAATTACCCAGTCTTTTGTACCCCACGGCGCAATACCTGAAACGTTCCCACCGGTATCATATGAATCAACTCCCTTGACCAGACAGTTTTCAATTCTCCAATTATTGGAAAGGTTGGCTAGATTTGGTGTAAGTACCGCGCCACCTTGAGAACCTATACCTGCGTTCATGCAGTTCTCAAAACGAATTCCCGAGATAACCCAATTACTTTTTGCTTGGGTTACTAATCCAGCTAATGTACCACCACCGTCAATAATTACAGAACCCTCTTCACCCACTGCTGCTTTAAGAACACAAGGGTGTGCAACTGTCCCATTAATTTGTGGTGCTGTTGCGGCGTATATTGGTGAGAGTAAAACTTGCGCAGGGACATAAGGATTAGCCACGGTTGACTCAAAATACCTACCAGCATAGACCCAAATCTCACCTGATGGTTGTAACATTGACTGAGCTTTATTAATTGTTAAATAAGGATTTGCAAATGTACCTGTACCAGTTGTGTCATTACCTGTTTTCTTAACATGCAACACCTGTGCTGGTGTATAAGGTGGTTGTATTAACCCTGTTTCAGGATCTCTGCTTGCTAAAATTGTAACAAACAATGTAGGAGTAAAAGCCATTATTCCCCACCTCTCATACACATCTTCATTTCATCTACTCTACGATTATGTAACCCTTTGTAATACTTACCATCTTCACCAAAAGCAATTGCTTTACAACCTTCCATAATCTTTCCTGCATTAATTAATCTTACAGCTCTTGCTTGTCTGCATACACAGTTCGGCATATTTACGTCCTATCTATAAGCAATGTTTGTTGATGTAGGATTGTAGTCCATTTATTTGCTCCTGTGCCTTTTCTATTTCTGTTCTGTGGTCTTGAATACGTTGTTGTAGCTCTCTATCAAGCCGTCCGCTGGTAACATCAGACTTGGTGTCGGTGCCGGAGGTTTCTGACAATAATCCTGCACTGTTTTTGGTTGACTGACGCAAGCTGATAGAACAAGTGCCATTAGCAATACAATTTTTATAGTAAACATTCTTTTTAGTAATTTCATTGTATTTCTTCTCCAACTCTAAGCCATCATTGTAACTTTGGATATTACTTAGTCTTTCACTTAAAAGACTGTTAGCAGCAGCTTGATGCAATGCTACCTCATCTGTGTACTTTTGTTTAAAACTATTTAAATAGCTCCAATAAAAATAAGCCCCGGTAACTAAACCAAGGCTTGCTATTATTTTAATGGCCCATAAAGGAATCATTCAAATTCTCTGAATTGGGGTGATTGTAAAGGGCAGGTGCCAAATAGCTTAATAGGACTAATTCGTTTATCCAGGCCAATGCCGGTAATAACTTCTTCACGTACTTCAAAATGAAGATGTTCATCTACCCCGGCCATGCTTGAAGCATTTCCTGTATTCCCGGTCAAACCAATAAACTGACCTACTTTAACAATATCACCTACTGATACATTGATACTGCTTAGATGGGCATAAGCAGTAAAGTAAGGAGTATTGCCAATATTGATTACAACCAAATTACCTAATGCACCACGTACACCGGCAAATTTAACTTCGCCGCGCGATACTGAATAACACCTGGTACCGGATTTGGCGTAAAAATCCCATCCCTGATGGGCACGAGAACTTCCATCTAAATTTCTACGTACCATACCAAAGGTATGAGACTCTGAATTTCTTCGAATGATGTTGGTATCTAATGGCCAATCAATAACTTCATTCATGAATTTCATTCTGTCACCTTGTCTACTTTAGACGTGGCCACTCTTTGAATAGTGTTACCAGTAATGTATGCAGCAACTGTTGCAATTACAATATCCCGGTAAATAGAGTCACTTATGTAACTACCCATAAGTAATGCAGAACATACCCAAAGACTAGCAAACGACAGTAAAAATCTACGCCCACCTAAATCTTCAATATGATCTCTCAATTACTCACCTCGTAATTTTCTAAGCTGTTCTTCCAATATTTCTATTTCTAAAGCAGCTTTCTGAGTTTGCATAGCAACATTAATAGACTCAGTATTTGCTTTACGTGTTTGTGCTCTCCAATAACCAAGCATCACAACAGTAAGTAATGCTCCAAGCAAAGAAGCAAACTTGCCTATGTCATCAGGAATTAGACCAATAAAATAGGCAAATCCACTAGCCATTGTCCCCATTGCGGTCGATAGAGCAAACTTTACGCTTACCGCGCTTTCGAAAAAATTTCTCATTTATGGCGCTCGCGGTTGCTAGTACTACCAGTGATAGAAGCAAGCCTATGATAATAACTGTCAAGTTCTGCTCCAATTTTGCGTAGTCCTATAATTAACCGTAAGGCTATTATAGACAGTTCTGTATAAAACGCGATTGCTTGTATCGAAGAATAATTATGCCCTATAAATAACATGTCCCTTATCTGCCAATTAAATGCTAAGTAAAAATTACAAGTAATTAACATCCCCTCAATGATGCAAATGAAAATAGCTGTCCATCCTCTAACAAAAAATAAAACAGCTACTACGAGTGCTGAGCTGAAGTAAGTATTCTCCCTTAGTTTAGCTAAATTCGTATAATCCGAATCTATGCTACTAGGGAAGAAGTAACATACTACTAAAAATAGTACTGCAGTCAGCACTCGTAGGATCATTTTTTAACTGCCTTTGGTTTAGCAGGGGCCGTACTTTTCTTTGGTTCAGTTGGACGGGATTTACTGGCCATAACAAAACTCCTTTGGATTGATGAAAAGAACCTGACTACTGTACCTAAAAACCGGTACTTTTACTACAAGGTTATTTGTTTACCTATCTCAAACAATTGGTCTAACTGTTCTTCAGTAATTCCAATATCTGCAGCTATTTGCATTAAAGCAGTGTTATTCCTACGAAATGTTGGAGCCTCTTGCCAACGTAATTTAGTCAATACGTCAGCTTCAGTAGTCATGTAAGTTTCAATATCATCCAATAACCCTGCCTGAGCTAAAGCAGCTTTTGCTTGAAATGCAGATATTTCAGGCATTGATACAGGGGCTGCGGTAACATCGACTAACCTAATCCCTTCCCCAGGTTTTATAAATTCACCGTTAATATAAACATCCCCAATACTTGCAGTATCATGTGCCACTGCGAAATCGTAGCCGAAACTATCTAAAGGGATTGTTAAAGAATCTATGACATTTACTACAATATTAGAAGTTACAAGAGCTACTCTCATACTATTCCCACCATGTTAATAAACAGAACCCAGAACCCCCGGCACAGCCTGGAAAATTTCCATTGCTCACATCTTGGAGAAGTCCAGCGCCACCGCCTCCCCTATTTGGTTGTGCCACGCCATTGAATCCCCCTGCATAGGATTCAGCGGCAACACGGAAAGAGTTTTTAATACCCCCGCCAGCACCATATCCAAACATGCCAGGGGCAGCTTTTGCCCAAGCAATAGTTGATATACCATACCAAAAAAATGCGGTAGAACCAGCCTGCACCCCAGCCGCTTGATGCACGTATGATTGGCCATTTGAAGTATTGATACTTGCCAATGTTGGCGGGCCTCCAGCTCCGCCGCCTAAACCTGATAATCCAGATATAGGGTTAGAAGGTGCCCACCCCGAACCTCCGCCATAACTGAAGATGCCTGTAATGCTAGTAGCGTTGGCTGTTGGATATCCATCACCACCGCCACCGCCAAGAGCAGTTAGTAAACTGCCAAAAGAGGACGATCCTCCGTGACCTCCGGGGGTACCTGCAGATCCTCCAGCAATACCTGCAGATCCTATAATAATAGGTACAGCAGTGCCTGCTGTAATAGAACTAATATCTAAGTCTTGTTTAATTACTTGCCCACCACCACCAGAACCTGAGCACATGATTGTGCCGGAGTAAGACGTCCCCTGTGTGGATATCCCACCCCCGCCTCCACCACCGCCTACAAGCAAAATTTCAACTGAATCTACGTCTAATGGCTTAGTCCAAACATCCGACGTGGTGAAAGCGCGCGTCTTGCGAGTTTTACCGTTGGTAGCCCGCTGTTCGACACTTGCAGCTAAAGCAATTAAATCTTCAATCAAACTACCGTTACCAGCCGCAGTAATAACACGTTGAAGCTCAGCATCTAAAACTGTCCTATTGATACTGCCGCCAGCCATTTCAAGTTTTTTTGCTGCAACAGCACAATCGATTACAGCATTAACAGTAGAAAAAGCTGTTAATGCGTTACACCTGGTTTGTATTTCTGCAGTTAAATTAGTAAGTGCAATTGGCATAATGATTCCTTAAATAGCAGCTAAAGCTAATGTACGAATACGTTTTACATACGCGTTATTTTCTATTGCACCTGGCTGTAAAGCAGAGTCTGCTAATACACCTTGAGCAGAAGTAGCACGAGTAGCAATCTGCGAATTAACGTAATTTGTAGAAGCGTATGGGGTTAATTGAGTACTTACGTAAGATACCATAGTACTGTTCTGAATGGCTGAATCTGCCAATGCTCCTTGAGATGCAGTAGCAGCCCCAATATCAGCAGGAACCAAATTAACAGTAGCACCCGATTTACCATTTAATGTTTGAATACCATTTAAAACAATATCCCCAGATATCTGAATATCAGTACCGTTGAGAATAGATTGACCATTGATTGTAGCAATATTAAACCCACTGACTAACAATGGCTGTTTAGTAGCAAACTCTGCAGCCAATCCGATAATGGTACCCATGGCTTGAGTGCCTGTATGTGTAGCCCTATCTCTTAATGCACTATCTGCAGCATTTACTGTAGCGCCGGCCGCTATACCGTTTAATTTAGTTTCCAGCGAGGTAGTGAATGAAGCAGTGGTACCGGTAAGCACTGTGCTGATAGGCTGCTTACCGTCCAATGCTGTCTGCAACCCAGAAATGGTATTAATATTCTGAGTGCCTATGTGATTACTTCTCTGCAGCAGATAAGAGTCTGCTTGGTTTGCAGTAGCACCTGAAGCAATTCCTGATAACTTACTTTCAGCAGCCGTAGTAAAACTTGCAGTTGTATTTGTAAGCACTGTAGATATCGGCTGTTTATTATCTAATGCAATCTGCAATCCTGAAATTGTAGCTATCGATTGGGTACCGGTATGATTTGCCCTATCTGATAAATAACTTGGATTACCTGTAAATTTACTATCAAGCTGTACTTGAATATTAGCAGTAACCCCATTCAAGTAAGAAAGCTCGGTAGCATCCAATCCTTCAATAACATCCAAACGACTGCTAATATCGTTTGTAACTGTACGCAATAGATCAGCACTAGATTTTACATAGCCCTGGATAGGAACAATTTTATACGTTAATGCACTTCCTGTAGTTCCCAAATAATTGGGAGAGATGCTCATTACTGTATCACTGGCAATATTAATTATTTCATACCAATTACCATCCGGGCCTAGAAATGCATCACCACCACGGGCATTTGCTACAAAGGCTGTACCAAGACCAGTAACAACATTGCTATTGTTAGTCAATGAAACAGTTCCTATCGAATACCAAGCCATAAATACCTCTACTGTTTGAGTACTAATTGCCCATTAATCACTTGATGGGTATCTACAATACTTCCTAAATGTTGCTCATCTACTTCGAGCAATTCTAAATCTTCAGGCGCTGTTTCAATGGGAACATTGCTCTCATAAAAATATTTTATATTTCCAGTTTCTGGAGAATACGCTACACATTTCATCGTTTAGCCCCAACAATTGTTAATGTAGGAGTGCCGCAATAGTAACTACCAGCAACACCACCACCAGCCCATGCACCGGCTCCTGCTCGCATCTTTAATGAATATATAGGAGATGTGCCGGGACTTGAATCAAACATTCTAACTGATACACAAACAGACATGTCATTAAAAGCCCCTGCATGACGTTCGCCTATCATTACACCATTACGATAGACTTCTATAAACACGTTGCAATTATTTCCAGACGTACTTACAGAACAGGTCGCATCTATTACTACCCCAGATATTCCAGTAGGTAATGAAATAGAAGGCATTGTTAAAACGGTTACCGTGGAATTATTTGGAATATTTCCTGAAGTACCTTGACCAAATCTAACGACAGTAATTGCTTCACCTGCAACTTTTAATGTATCGACAGCAGCATCCACTATTTTGGCAGATGTAATTGCTGCATTTTCTATTTTAGCTGAGTTAATACTTGCGTCCGCAATCTTAGCACTTGTAATGGCAGCATTTTCTATTTTAGCTGAACTGATAGCTGCATCTTGAATCTTGGCTGTAGTTATAGCTGCATCCACAATTTTAGCTGAACTAATGGCAGCATCTTGAATTTTAGCATTTGTAATGTTGGCGTCAGCAATTTTTGCTGTGGTAATTGTAGCATCACCTATTACAGCGCTATTTATTATAGTTTGATTATTAGCCACTATGAATGGGGCTATCCCATTATTACCTAATCCTTCAGAAGGAATGATACTAAATTTGTCTGCCGCAAATATTACCTGGGACTGTAAACCTGTAGGGGTATTTTCAATACCAATACCCATCCCTGCCCCATAATACCTGCCATCAGACGCAATCCCTACTTTGATGGTGTACATGGCTTCTAAGTTGCCCTTTATGTTAGCAAGTGCCCTTGAATTTATGTCAATAAATGCCGTGTTATCATCCACTGTTGTACTTAAATTAGAGACCTGACGAGCAACAGCCTGTACTTCATCAACTCTTGTTGTAGTTTCATTATGAATGGCACTAGTTAATTCAGTGTTATTAGTATTAACTGATACAGTAAGCTCCGTTATCTGTGAAGCAATTGCAGTATCAGCATTAGCACGAGCAACTTGTTCATTATAAATAGCAGAAGAATTGTTATTTATATTGGCAGTTAATGTAGAAATAGAAGATGCAACTGCACTTTGATTGGTTACAATTGTAGATTCAGCAACAGTAATTCTTGCTAATGCTTCTGTCGTATCTGCTTCAAGAATAGTAGTACGTTCAGCAATTGCAGTAGTTTCATTGGCACGGGTTTTAATTTCCTGTGTCAATGAAGCAGCAGAAGTCCACCCTTCCAAAGCATCTGCTAACTCTCCGTCTACAGCTTCTGCACGATATCCAGATTGAATCCGAATAAATGATTCAGCCAATGCACTATCTGCTTCCGCGCGTGCAATTTTTTCTTCAAATATCAAACCAGAAGTAACACTACCTAAATTGGTACCTTCAGTATTTCCTCTTAATTGTACTGCCAAAGTATTTCTTAACACAGCTTCAGCTAAATCTGCTTCTGCTCGTGTTGCTGCTTCTTGTTCAATAGCGGCAAGAGATACACCCGGCACTCCTCTACCAATACCAATCCAATCATATTCAAAATGATTGCTCGCATCAGTTATTAAAGCCAACTGTACAATCAATTTTTCTATAATTGAAAGTTCCCAATCTAAACTATTTTTCATGGGCCATTTAACTATAGCAATTCCGCTAGTAAATACAGGAGCATCGACTGTCAAAGTATGTGCAGGATTAATACCAGTATCTAAACTAGTAAAGTACGTTAATTTGCCTAACCAAACAGGACTGCCTATTTTTTTAATTCTAAGCTTCACTTCATTAAACACACTGCCATCTAATAAAAATGAAGGACTAGTAATAAAAGTATTTGAATTAAATGCAGGAATTAATCTACTGGCCGATACAGCAGGAATACCTATTGTGTCAGTCCAACCTTCAGCGTCTAAATCAAATTGCCACATTTTAGCACTATCAAATACAGACTGACTTGCTGCAGTTAATGTGGTTATTTGGGAAGCTAAACTTGCGTCGGCTGATTCTAAGATTGTGACTGCATCAGTTATTGCAGTACCTCTGTCCTGTGCTTCTTGTAGCAATGCTTGTTGTCTTGCTAAAGCTTCGGCAGCAAACAATGCTGAACGATCTTCAATAGATTGTTCAAAGGCTGCTTGAAGGCTAGCTTGCGAATCTGCCAATCCACCGGGCTTATAAATCAGCTGAATAGGTGCCAACAATGAAGCATGTAATTGACTTTCTCTTATCTCACCAGATAAAAGTTCAAGTACATTATCAGGATTATTCAGCAAACCAGATGGAATACCACTTACATCATTGAATGGCCCGGTAATTCCAGTGGAACTTACAAAACGTATCCAATAATAATAAGTAACCCCGTATTCTGCAGTTCTATCTAATGCACTGTACGTATTGGGTACATCCAAAATCTTTAATGCAGTGGATCTATCATCTACTGTATTGCGATAGATCTCAGTACTACCATGATTGGTGTAATAGTTACGTGCAGATTCCCATAATAATTGAATAGCTGCTAAACCAGGAGAAGCACTGAAGTATTCAGGTTGCGGAGGAGTCTCCATGTACTTAGGGCCGGTAATAATCCCCATGTCACGTAAGTCACGTATACTTACAAACCGAGCTTCTACGTCAAGCGAGTTTCCTAACGCTACGTTTCGAAAATTCAACAATAAATTTATTTGGTCATATAAATACGTATCTAATTCCGTAGAAAAAGACGTTCTATCTAATACTAACCAAGTACCATTTTTACGAACATACATTTTGCCATCGTAATCAGCATCTTCAATACCTGTATCACTATAGGGATAGGTTAAAAATGTATGATTTACTAAACTAAATGATGTTGCCTGTTCAACTGTGAGAATGTCATTAGCAGATAATAAATTTCCCGTGTGATGTTCACTATCAACGAAAACATAATCAGCATTACCTACTACAAAACTAGTAGATACATCTGAATCTATGTTTAATGAATTATTTGCTAATACAATCTCAGTCATTATTAAGCCTCTTTTGTAATTGCAGCATTTATTTGTATATTTCCATACACAACCTCACGCACTTTGCCTGTATTTGTATCAGTTTCAAATACATCATAAAAAACTGTAGTAGCATCATTAGGCCAAGTGCCTGTTACTGCAGCAGGAATGCTAAATGTTAAAAAATCTTCTGTAGTATCAAAGACTAAATTGGCTAATACAGGTGTATTAGGTCTTTCTCTTACTTGGCCTTCATAAATTTTACCCGCCAAAGACTTTAATGTGTAAGTCCCTTCCTCAATACCTGCCATTAATTGTGCATAAGTAATATTTGAAGGAACACTTTCATTAACAGAGAAAATTTTACCTGATTCCAGAGTACAGCCACGCTTAACACTGAGGTTCATTTGCTGTTTCATTATACAAACCCTCTTTGACTTAGCTTATCGTTAACAGAAATTTCTTTGGTATCTAAACCAACATTAGAAATCTGTGCGCATGAAGCTTCAAACCGGGCCATGAATATAGCACCTTCGTTATTTGTAGCATTTTCTGCACCTCGGTTGTTAGAAGCACGAGCTGCAGCGTACAAAATCAAAGCTTCCAAGTAAGTATTAGGAATATCTAATTCGTAAGATTCTAAATCACCTTCGTTTGCTAAGGTAATACCGCCAGGTACTGCTCTACATACAAGAGTTAATGGGTTCTGTGGATCAGGCTCTTTAATTACTAAAGTACGGTAATTCAACGCGTAGATATCATCACCAAATTTAGTCGTATTAAATTCAATAGGAACATTTAAATGATCATACACTTCATCAATTTTAGCGATGCTGTTAGAAAACGGCATACTTGCTGTATCAATAATGTATTTAGTCTCTGTGGAAGTAGTGTTACTAACTGCATGTTTGATATCCAGTACATAGACGTTTTCATTTTCTACTGGCTGCAGTACTACTAACTCCTTTTTAAGAGTAAATCGCTTATGTAATTCGATAAAACCTAGTGAAATACATTGAATTAGTTTTTGATAGCTAAAATTACCTGTACTCCATTCAGGTTTACCAATAGATAAATTGTTTAATTCATTATTAATCAAATCATTGAGTACGCTTTTAAGTAACATACAGATATTCCTATTAAACTATGTAAGAAGAAATTCGGTCTGGAAGTATTTCAGACTCCATTTCCCATATATCGGTTTCTTCATTGTAATGCATTTCCATATCGGCACTTGGTTTATATGCATTTAGGAAAGCCAGCATAGAAATAGTGTCAGAAAAATCATCGTGCTTACTTTTAGTCCCTTTAGCAGACATGTTAGTAAGCTCATCCATACACTGAATCATCTCAGGTGACTGCTTTAACTCCAAAGGAAAATGCATCTGGTGTGTCTTAAACCATGGAACTACCAACTGGAACCGGGTCATCTTGTCGGTATTGGGCCTAATACCTGGCTGTCCTTTGTTACCTTCTGAAGCCAAGTTAAAATAGATATTCCGGGCCATCATCTGTTCATTAATCCAAGGTATAAATCCTCCTTGTTGGCCAGATATTTCTACACCTACTGACTGCGGCTTGTACATCTGACACAGCCTGAACAAATCATTTACATTTTTATCCATGGTCTGCTTACGGCAAGTACCGTCTACCCAGAACCATTGACCTATATGGTTTAATGCCCATACGGAAATTACTGAGAAGTCGCTTGCAGCTTTAGCAGAGGTGGCAAAATCAGTAGTTACATAGAAATTAAACTTGCCTTTATTCTGCAGTAACGTAGTACGCGAGTACCATTGGATATCTGAATCAGTAATAAGACGATCTTCATCCGACATAATACGAAGCATCATTTCCTGATTGAATCCGTCTATTTTGCCAGCTTTAAGGGCTATATCATAGGCGGCTTTAACAGAATCGTATGTGAATCGATCAGGCCAACTGCCCCGGAAATCCTTACGATCACAGGGGAATTCTTCACATACCGGAAATACGTTTACTCTCCAGGCCCCAGACTCCACTGCTTTATACAAAGGATCTTTTGCATTAAACGGAGTACCTGACCAAATGATTTTATTCTTGGTTGGATGCAATGCATAAGTAACTGCTTTATACACAGTATCTTCTATGCTCGCGATTACGGTCGCGCTACGCGCGTCTTCATCGCTCACAAGATCGTCCAATACTGCCAAGTTAGGGCGTTTGCCCATCTCTTTAGCACCACGTACCCCAGTCTTTGCACCATACATTTTAACGATGAATAAGGCCCCATCTTTATTCTGAAACTCTAAACGCACATCAGTAAAACGTACTTGCGGAACATACACTTTCAGAAAATCACTTTTCTCCCAACGGTGCTCAATGTTCTTACGTAAGTTTTTTACACCGTTCTCGATAGAGTCCGATACATAAATTGCCAATGGAATCTTACCGAAACCAGGCAATTCACCGTATACAGCCAGATACAGAAATAGATACTCAGCAAGCAAGGTAGTATTGTGCGTAACAAAGAAACTTTCTGCTAAAAATGAATGAGTAGCATCTTCCACTGCAATACATTGAGACTCGCAAGCAGGTATTGGAAGTATTGTATCAATACCCATCATACCTTTTCGGTTTGGTTTCCATTTAATAGCTTTACGTGGTAACAGGAAAGGGCATTGTTCCATGTAAATATAAACACGTTTATATGTAGTTTCGTCTGCTACTTTTGCTTCTCCACCTAATGAACGCACTAACCACAGTACATCATTAATTAAACCAGATGAAGTGCTACAGAACGAAGATGTAGTTCCATAGACGGTACCATCAGTATCCATCAAGCCACGTAATACAGCTAACCTTTGTTCACTACTGCCCCATAATAAGGATTGGGGTACCCGCTTACTGTATACATTTTCAGTGCCTATGAACGATTTAACAATAGGCCCTAAACCTTTTAATGAAAATCGTTGAGTAGAAGGTCTACGTAAATCTGCCCTAACTGAATTAGTATCCGCCCCTTCAAGAACACTGAAAAAATGCGGCAAATCATCAATATGTGTATGGATACGTGTAAATCCTGTCTGCTTATCTATAGAACCATCCCCTAAAATACAGCCCACTGTGTAAGGGTCAATAGGGGAATCTACTGCAGGGTATTCAACTAAATCAGCAGTAGGTACATACCACTTAATCTCTTTGCCTGTGGGAGTGTGGTAACTTTTTTTGCGGGCATAGCTGACACCTAACTCCACCAACTCGGAAGTCGTCAATACTTTTTCTACAAAACCTGGAAGACTGTTTCTACCTGTTCTACGTTTTAATACAATGTTCAAATGGTCTTCACTCACTTTGAGTTTACGACCATCTACTAGCGTAATTTCATACATTGGTTTATTAAATATTTCACTTTTATGGGTAACAGTAGTCTGCTTACCTTCACGGGTAAATACAGTGTCTCCCACAGCGAGATCGGCAATGCTGACATTACCTTTAGGGGTAATTACCTGAGTATCCAGACTCAATGCCTTAGCACTACCGCGGTGGCACATGTTGGCAGTACGATCCCCTTCAATAACATTATCCAACATTTTGTAATGGAGTACCGGGGATTTATTTTCTTCCCCCTCACTGCCATTCACCAACTTAATGAAGGTAATAAATTCTAAAGCAAAGTCACTTGGTACATAATTTGCATCATCACCGTATGTAACTCCACGAAGGTATTCCTCTACTGCTTTAGGTTCAATTTCCATACGTCACCTGACCTTTAGGTACACCAGGCATTAACTTACATTTTAAGGTACCAATGACTTCATTAAGTACCGTATCTGGCGGGGCCGGGCTAAGATGAATATACACAGGTCTTTCACCGGTACCGGGATATCTAACACCTGGGTCATACAGATCAATCAATTCCAAACCATCCTTAACAACCTTATCCCCATTGCGATAATGCATGGTCAATGTGTACGTATCAATTACTATCATCTAATTCCCCTTCCACTATGAGTCCGCTATGGGCTGCATCTCTGGCTGTGATAGAGCCGGCCTGAATAGCCAATCTCTGTTGAGCTACCAATTGCATAGTAGTTTCCCGTAACTGGGAAATAGCACTATCCTCTTTAAACCCAATATCAAGCTCAACTTTCTTAACCTCTGGCGGCCGTAACTGTACCATCAAAGAGTTAGCTGCCTCACATCTTACCTTCTCACTATTTGCATTGCGCATCAAATCAGCTTGGCAATTGATAGCTTCTTGATAGATATCTGCATTAAGAATGTGCACAGGTATCATTGTCTGAGCCAATATTAAATTGACCAACTTACTCTTATTGAAACCACTTACATAAGCACTAATATCTTTCTCACTAACACCCCTGGATCTGAAATCAATAATCTTATCCGGGAATGTACGAGTGTAAGCAGTAATGTTGTTGCACCCCAGTAGCTTATGGCTCACATACTTAACAGCATCAACATAATTAGTAAGCTTAAATTTACCTTGGGTTAATACACTTTGGTAGCTAACTAAATTCTCCCTGAATGATCTAATCATCTCAGGATCGCCTACAGTATTATTAATAATATCCATTACTTCTTTATCTACATTCTTTTTAACACCCACAGGTAATACCTGCTTAAATTCTTCTTCTGTAAGAATATCCATAGCAAACCTCTAATTAATTACTTTATAGTAAGCAATAGTAAACCATACATAGGAATAAGCCAAATGACTAATATTATTAAACTAGATTCAGCAGTACTTAATGAAATCCCTAGAGTACTCAGAGCAATAGCAGATGAAATAGAAAACAACAGCTACGGTAAGGTAACTGCAGGAGTATTGGTATTAGAAACTGAGAATAACAAACTGGAAATATTCGGTATGGGTGCAGCAAATAACCACAGGGCCATATCACTAATGGCCGGTAGCCAACAGATATTAATACAACGATTGTATGGGGTAAGTGCAGAGATCGACTAAGTACGAGATAGTCATGGGGCCGTAGCCCCATTAATTTATTTATATAGTTCAGGATTAGCAGCATACATATCTGCCATGGCTTGAGCGTGCATTACCAGATCTTCGGTACCGGTAACACCTGCAGCTTTCTTCAATTTATTAAACGCGCGACTATCTAAAATATCAGGAGGTAAGCCAGCATTATCTAATGCAATGGTATCTGCTCCTACTAACACCTTGGTAATGCCTTCTTGTTTAGTCCCATGCCTTACTCTCTTAAACAGACCCGCATTCTCTAAATTCAATCGGTAGCGTTTAACCTTATGATCAGCCCAGCCTATTACCTTACCTACCACATCGTCATCGAAGTCCTCAGATTCGTTAAAGAATCCTGTACGGTAATAACTATACAAGCAGTAACCTACCTCCCCAACATTCGCCATAACACTACGCATCTCACCAGGGGTAATGAAGTAATGGGTACTTCCTGAGTGCCTTAATCGAATTACTTTAAGATCGCCTTTTCCGAATAATTTCATAAAAAATTCCTCAATTTACGGAGCAGATATGAGATAAAACAGGGGTAGTTTAGCACTAATTTGCTTTAAATCAACTGAAATTAGAGCAAATATGCTCCGATATTTGCACATAAAATCCTTATAAATCAAGTACTTATAGCTCTCCTTAATATATAGTAATTATATAAAATTTACCCATTCTCGCTACCGGCTTCGCCTACGCTCGATGGGTAAATTTTATATTGCTACGAATGTCTAGCAAGTGAGAAATACTCGCATTTATAGAAATGTAAAATTTTTTATTTTAAAATCGAAACCTGGGATATTTTTATTATTGACAGACGAACGTAGAGAACAATTCTTATTTGAGAATCCCAATAAAAAATTAATTGACAGATGAATGTAGGGGGTACTGGTACAGAAATCCCAAACTTGAAATATCCCCCCCGGTACCTTCACTCTCTACGATTTCCTAACTACCTACCCCCATACTCTCTCAGCCTTCGGCTGTACAGGGAATAATCCCTTAATACATTCATTAGGTGCACACTATGAATCCTTTCACTAAACTCGCTGGTACTCTTGTCAACTTACTTGGTGCTGTGGATACAACTATCAATATGGCTAACCGTATTGTTAACTCTGCTGATCACTATGTACAAACTGTTGAACGTCATGCTTCTGACTACAACTATTCATCTCAACTCGTCTCCGCTAAACGTAGAGAACAACTCGAAGAGCAATACAAACTATTAACTCCTGAACAAAAGAAATTATTAGCTGCTGAGAATCCTTTCGAAGCATTAGCTAATGAAACACCTCACACTGCTCAATAATTAATATCTATTTCCTCCCTTAACTGGGAGGATTTAAACTTTGACACATTCAATCAACACAATGACACAAACACACTTAGATAGTAAATCTAAGTAAGACTATCTCTATTTATATGTAGAAAT